AAGAAGAAGATCTGGTTGCAGCAGCACATGAGCTGATGGGTGGCATTGACCTAGACCCCGCCAGTTCCAAGATTGCTAATGAATACGTCCAGGCTGAAAATTTTTATACACCACTGGATGATGGTATTAATCGTCAGCAGTGGTTTGGAAAGGTTTACGTGTTTCCACCCAGTGGAACCTACTTCTGGGATAGGAAATACGAAAGATGGAAGATGACCAGGACATCGTCTGCCACTTTGAAATCATCCCATGCGCTCTGGTTTCAATTCCTGTACAATGCTTGGCTTTCTGGAGAGATTGAACAGGGTCTTTATTTTAGCAACTGCCCTGACATGATTCGTTATGACCAACGAATTTTTGATTTTCCCATGTGCATCTTGCGGACAGCTCCTGTCCTGGTAAAGAACACAAGCGAAGGAATCGGACGGCATAAAACCTGTACCTCATTTTTGGTTTACCTGCAGCCAATGGATAGGCCTGCAGAGGCTACCGAAAGATTTGTTGAAATCTATTCGCCAAAAGGTCGTGTTCTCTGCTGAATTCCGTATACTAAAAACCGAATCAAGATTCGCATGAGCGTACTGGCTGACTGGGAAATCAAAAAACTGGCAGAAGACGAAGGGATGATCTCTCCTTTTGTTGATCGTCTTGTCAGCCGGGAAGATGGTCGGCGGCTTCTTAGCTATGGACTTAGTTCCTACGGTTATGACATCCGGCTATCCCCCAACCAATGCCTGATTTTTGGCAAGGTGCAATCCGGTGATTGTGACCCCAAAGATTTTGATGAGGATATCCTTAAACCTGCCGAATTGCTGGAGGACGAAAAGGGCCAGTATTTCTTGCTGCCTCCTTATGGATATTGCCTGGGTGTTGCAGTAGAGCACATCAAACTTCCTCGTGACGTAACCGTGGTTGCAGTAGGCAAATCTACGTATGCACGATCTGGAATCCTGGTTAATATCACGCCAGCAGAAGCGGCATGGCAAGGGCATCTAACCCTGGAGATCAGTAACTGTACTGGGCTTTTTAATCGGATCTACGCCAATGAAGGTGTAACCCAACTCCTTTTCTATCGCGGTAAGCCTTGCGAGGTTAGCTACCAGGACCGAAAAGGTAAGTATCAAAACCAGCCCTATAAAGTTGTCTACAGCCAAGTCTGATGAAAACCACGCAACACGACCTGGAAGAACGTCTTGACATCCTTGGCTTGGTCACAGATGCTGTGTTGAATCAAAACAATGCAGAGTTAAGTAAGAAACTTTCTTACTTCAGTGGTACCAACATCCAATGGGTGTTGAACATGCTTGCTGATGGTTTTGATTCGCTCCAGGAAAGCCTTGAGGTGGAATATCAATCCACTATGGATTACTAAAAGGGAGCACCAAAACGAGGCTGGGGTTTACGGGCATAACCTGTAGACCCCACTTTGCCGTATGTATCGCCCATGCTGGGGAGATTTGTACCGTCAATCACGGCCTCTGTACGTGGTGTTTTACCACGAATCTGAGGTTCATCAATGCCTGCTTTTTGCCTAAACTTACCAGCACTTTTGGCAGCTTTGAAGTATTTTTGTACACGCTGCTGCTGATCGTTGATTGGTTCAACGATACTCCTTTCATCTGGTTCGATACGACGCAGGTCTGTGTCATACGCCTGCTCTGGGCGTAAGTCAGATACTTCAGCTCCGGACGTACCAGAGAGCTGCCGTGGGTCGTGTAGAGGACTAAATAAATCTGCCATGATAATATTGTAGAAGCAATAAATCAAGCCCAGTAATAATCATGCACGGCGTTGCGGGTTTTTTAGATAGCTTTATTCAGGACGAAGTGAAGTGCCGTTGTCTTGATGAAGACGACTTTGGTGCACCTATCGATAACAGTGAAAATGATGTACCCTTATATGACATGTACAACCGTGGTTTAACAGCATGCCAACAAGGACTCGAACGGAATCCACTGAATCTCGAGGGACAACGTCCTGGAATGACGGGGTATATTCCTTCGATGGAGGAAGCGCTGGAGGAGTACCCGGCATCCTCTCCAAAACCGAAAGCGCTAGTGCTGAGCCTGGGAGCACCGTCGCAGGAGATGGTGGAGGAATCCAAAAAACGTCGTGGTTTGATCCGGTAACAGAAACGGAAGTATTGGATTGCCCTGGAGGCGTTTGCCCTGTACCCTGGGCTACGATCCCAGAACGCCCCGTGCTCCAGGAAGACAAGGTTAATCACCCGTCCCATTACAAGGACCAGGGTTCGATTGAATGTATTGAAGCAATTGAATCGCAGCTGACACCTGAAGAGTACCAGGGTTATCTGCGTGGGAACTGCGTCAAGTATCTTTGGCGTTGGAAAAATAAAGGCGGTGTAGAAGACCTGAAGAAAACACGCTGGTACCTAGACCGCCTTATTGAAACAGAAGAAGCTTAAAACGGCTGCATCTCTTCGTCATCATCGTCATCCTCGTCGTCGTATGCACATGCGGCGGCGAGTTCTTCTAGTTCTAAATCGGTGGGCCAGTCCCAGTCAATATCAATGTTTTCAGACGCCATGATGTCTTTGATAGCGTGCCATTCCATCAAGCGTTGATGGTAGAGATTCAAGAGAGCAAAATAAAGTTCATCCCATGTCATCTCCTGCGCTGCAAGCTCAGCTTTGCGCATAGAGAATTGAAGTTCTAGCGGAAGCTCAAACTCACGTGGTTCAACCGAACGTTCCATTCCGCTCTGCATGATCTCAATGCAAGTATTCTAAGTCTAGCTGTCAAAGACACAATCGAATTCACCTGGCAGATAATCGTCCCAACTGTTGTCATTCACCTTAAATTCGTTAGCAAATGCTGACAAAACATAAGGACTGATACTGTCCTCCAGGTGGCGAATAGCTCGCACTTGATGCGGAGCTGCTGAGTAGTTGCGGAAAGCAGCCATCAATACTTCTGTGGAGGTCCAGGGACAACTATTTACTTCATGGAGGAATACACGCATCTCTTCTCGGCGTCGATCCAGGAGACCGCCAACGATCTTGTGGTCCTCATCAAATATCCATTGACGCATTTCTTCTGTTGCTTCCTGGTAGTCTTCTCGTTCAATGCAGTCGACAATATTGCTGTAGAAGAAAGGATCCCATCCGATTGAATGGATGAATGAGATTAATGCTTGGCGCATGTAGTTATCAAGGCCAAGATTTAACTTCTGCAGTTGAGTATCAATTACGTTTACTTCGTGGAACAAATATTCAAGTGCTTTTTCTTTTGTGCAATATTGCCCTCGTTTCACAGGAGAACCATCTGGGTAAAACTGTGTTCCATACCCAATGGTGTAGGGCTCAGCTCCCGTGGTAATGTCCGCAAAAGCCTTTTCGTTAAACCCCTCGTATTTGCGAATTAAACCAATCGCAATCGAGACATCAGACATAGGGGTAACAAATAGTTACCCCTAATATACACAATTTTACTTACCTTGACCCCTCATTTTTTTACGGCCGTGATTAGGTTTGGAATTACGGCCTTGACCTTGACGGGTGAGCTTGGGCTTGGATTCGAGACGAATTGCGGTCGACTTGGGTTTTGCCATGGAAAAACAGCAACGTCACCACTTTACCTTGTCTGCCCAGTATGCAGCAGACATTTTGCCTTTCTTGATATTGTCTGCATGACGTGCCTTAAAGCTCTCACGCCGCTTGCGGTAGGACTCGGACTCACCTTCCTTCTTGGGGCTGCCCTGGACACCTTGCTGACCAAAGCGAATGATTTTTTCTTGGCCGTTTTCACAGGCCTTGACAACATGACTCTTGGTGGGGTGACCAGGAGTGCGTTGAGGCTTGTTGCACGCCATCTCATCCTTCTGATAGCGCTTTGCGGCACGGGCTGCCTTCTTGTGTTTCTCAGACATTAGAAACCTTTGAACATGGAGGTAAACTCACCCAAGATTTGTTGGCCGCTCTTGGACTTGTAGTTTGTTTCACTATCATCATTTTCTAATCCTAATTTAAAGAAACTCGACGGAGCTGTAGAAACATCTTCATCTTCTTGTTTTTTATCTGCTTCGTCCTCAGCAGAGAAGAAACTTTCAATTGTTCCAAGTGATGCAAACGGATCACTGAAATCAAGACCGTAAGTTTTTAATGCCGTATCTTGGCCTGCTTTTGTTAATGCAATTTGTTCTGACCGATCTACGTCAGGGAAGAAATTAGTGTAAAACTCATCTTCTGTTCCCTGGAAGCCAGCGGACTGGAAAACCTTATAAAGCTCTGTACTCGCCTTTGCCTGGGTATCTTTATAGTCTTCAGGTCTCTCAATGTAGGTTAAACCAAGAACTTGTTGCGTTGGGCGTTGACGTTTCTCATTGAGGTATTTAATTTCTTCTCGTATCTTTTGCGCAGATCCGGTGCGCAATGTCTCTTTGATATATTCCTTTAGTTCTTCAATATTACCCTTGAAGTCATTAAGACCGTATCGATTTAATACTTCCTGCCAAGAAGATTTATCACCTGGGTCCAGGCCTTTTAGCATTTCATCGGCAAACTCTTCCGGTGTAACAAACTGACCAAAGATAGTACCTTGTTTTAACGCCTCTTCTTTAAGTGCTGGAAGGATATCATTATAAATTTTGTCTTTGACTTTGCTTGCATTCAAGATGTCATCAGCAGCGTCATAGCCTTTGCCCTGGCCCTTGACTTGGAAATGCATGCGTGCAAAGTCTGTCTTGTTGTTGACATCAACGCCAAAGCGATAGGCTTGCTGCGCCCAGTACGTATCACCACGCTTAGCAGCTTCCCAGTCTTCACTGACGGTACGCGCCTGCTCAGCATATTGAGATTCACGTGCTTTATCACCTGAAGGATTGAAATAAAAATCAGCGTTAAAATAACGATCTGAAGTGCTCTTTAATTGATCCAGGTAAGACTGTGCACGGAGATTTGCAATCTGAGTTGCAGCATTAACCATGTCCTGAGTCTGGAAGGGGTTTTGTTCTTCTTGGCGGACATCCAGATACTCCACAAATTCATCCATGGAACGTGAAGTATTAAAACGCGGGATCAAATATTTGTCGATAAAGTTACGCGCAAAGTCTGCTTGAATTTTGATGCTTTCTTTTGCTTCGTCAGTGGTGTAGCCAAGCTCTAGGTCTTGATCATATTTTTTCTTTAGTGTTTCATCAAACCATTGCTGCCAGTTATACGTAGCGTTGTTTTGAACACCTGTGATTCCTTGAAGACTTTTCTCCAGTGATTCTTCGGCTTTACCTCCAGAGGTAAATGAAAGCATGCCGCCAACACCAGTGTCCCCAAGAATTGACTCTGTCAATGTTTTGTTGATATCTATAATCTCACTAAACCCAT